CGCTGCGATACCAATAGCGTCGTCTGCTTCTTGTCCTTCAATCATTTCAAAGCCCCAGCTCTGCTGCATATACTGTCTTAGTATAGCGTAGTGCTTTGGCTTAGCTGATTTACGATTACCTTTATACGGAGCAGTTACTGCTACTTCATTCCTGAAGTTACCACCACCTGTAAGATATCCTTTATAGTCCTCAAATCCATTGAAAAGAATCAGGTTCTCTAGAAACTCACCACACCTAGCTATCGCTATTGACTCCTCATCTTCTTCGGATGAAAAGCCAATGCGATATACTAAGATGTCCCCATCAATCAGGGCAGTGTGCATTAAAGAGCTTCTTCCTCGATGTCTGCTAGGTTAACACCAGTAGGTTTGTACTCGATTAAATCTTTAACGATGATCTTGCTAATGCCTACTCCTACACCTTGCTTACCACCAACATTGTAGTTGTATGGTTTAATCAAAGCTACACCTTTAGATCCGTTAGCAATCTTAACATTGATCTGATTACCCTTCTCATCTACTGCGAGGATAGGATATAGTTTGCTCTTAGCAGTAACGAAGAAGCCTTGGTCAGGTTTCTTAGCGTCGTTCTTTACATTGATGCCCATGTCCATCAAAGTCTTGATAGCATCCTTGGATAGGTTGCAAAGATCTACCTGAAACTTGTCAGAATATTTGTTCTTCTCATTTAATGAAGCCCAGAAGAGATCGGCTTTAATTGGTACTGGTTTTACTTGTTCCATTTATTTCTCCTTAGTAAACAACTACATATATTATACACTACTTTTAATGCAAATGCAAGTTTTTATCTACATCTCCTGCATTTTCTAGTTCAAGAACATGCAAGGATCGACGTAGTAATTCGATAGTATCTTCGTTGGACATACAAGTGTAGACAGTCAAGTAACTATTGTCGTCCCCTAAGATAACTAACGGCTCTACTCCCTCAGGAATCTCTTGAATTTTCATGGTGCAAAATCCGCATCTTTAATAGCTTCTAAGTATTCCTGTGCTTGATCTAGTTCTTTCTCTGCTTCACGTAGCAGTGTTCTAACAGTAGACACATGATTACCTTGTCTTAGAAGTTTAAGTACTGCTTGTTTAATTTCATCCATCAGTGTGTTTCCTTCCATGAATTTCCTACTCTGTACTCGCCAGTGAGAGGGCATCGCATTTCTAATACACGACCTGCTTCTTCAATAGCTTGTACTCCTAACTTACCTACCATATCTGCGTATGTTTCTTCTACTTCAATCTGCCATTCGTCATGCACGTTAGCAACAAACTTATAATCAATACCTAGTTTGGTTAATCGTTCATCTAGGATTACTAGTGCTTGCTTCATGACAATCGCACCCGCACCTTGGAGAAGTGTGTTGAGTGCTGCATGGTCAGACCTAACGTGTAGTCTACGTCCATCAAGACCTGGTAATGATCCCGACGACTTGCAGACTTTAGCCACGTTTTCCCTAAGTGCTCGCAGTTTCGGGGTGTTTTCCAAAAAAGAATCAATAAGTCGTTGTCCTTCTTTCGCTCCAGCACCCACAACTTTCCCGATCTTGGCAGCCCCTGCACCATAGAGGAATGCATATATAAACGTCTTTGCTTGAGCACGTGTTTCGAGTCCAGCAGCTTTCTGGTTGGCTGTGTGGATATCACCTTGTGTGACCTCATAAATATACGCATCGTCTTTCATATAGTGAGCAAGCATCCTAAGCTCCAGTCCTGAAGCATCGATACCAACTAACTTATATCCTTTCTCTACAATCCAAAGATCCCTACAGTCTTCTCCGTAGGGGCTACCACAACTAGGTACTTGTGCCATGTTAGGACTGTGGTGTGTCATCCGTCCTGTCACTGCACCATTCGTTATTACTTTACCATGTACTCTACCATCAGGTTGTATCACATCTAACCATGATTTGATCTGAGCAATTCGTTTCTGTAATAACAAGAACTCAGCAATCGCTTTAGCTTCAGGAAAATCTAAACCTTCGAGCGTCCCTTCGTCGACGATTGGTTGACCGTTTTCTGTGAACTTCTCTGGCTTCCAGCCTTTTTCGATGAGCCTTTCACCGATTTGCTTGCGACTGCCTGGGTTGAAGATTTCGACGAGGGGCTTGAGAGGCTTTCCTGTTTTCTCTGAGACTCGTTGGGTTGTCTTGGTTGGAAAAATGTTTTGAAGCTCAGTCTCAAGAATAGCCAGCTTATTTTGCAGCGTTGCCAGAAGAGTGACAGCAGCCCTCTCGTTGAGTTTGAATCCGTTTGTTTCTTGCGTAGCGATGACCGCTTGTACATTGTGCTCAAGTTTAATACTCCTCTCATCAAATTTATTTCTAGTAAGTTCAGCAGTTAAATGCTGGTACAGTTTCTCAGTTACTAAAGTATCTTGGATACAATAAGATTCCATCTCAGCAGAATAACCTGAATCAAAATCTTTGAAGTCTCCCTTAGCAAAACCTAAGCGTTGACCCCATGCATCTAAGCTATGTCCTCCCTCTAGACTTGGACTTAGGAGACGACTTAGGACGAGCGTGTCGCACATCTGGCTCTGCTTCATCGTAATGTTCCAGTTCCTTTTCAGTACTGGGGCATCGAAGCATATTCCGTTGTGCATTATAATCAAATCGCAACTGTCCAAATACTTTTGTAGTCCGCTTACTTCCTTCCATACTTGTACATCTCCTCCTATTTCTCTAGTAACGCACATCCATATCTTGTCATGCTTAAGATTTGTTTCTATGTCTAATATTACACGCATACATTATCTTACTCGATTTGTTAAATTTTTATCAATGAATATCAAGTTAGAACCACATCGAATAACAGAATGATAACCGACACTAAACATTAGAGTCCTGATATCTTCTTCACTATATGGTTGTATCTCAACGCAGATTACTTTAAATGGATACCTGCGATAATCAATACTCTGTAATACATCATAGTCCATGCCCTCAATATCAATCGTTAAGAAGTCGGGGACACTGCGATTACGTAATACCTGCTCGATTGTAAATACTGGTATCTGTTTTATTTCTGTAATACTAAACTGAGGAAAGTCTTTTACAAATCCTTCAGCTACTTCTTTAATAAAAGTGTTACGTCCTGACTGACTATCAATCATATAGAAATCTTGAAAGCCTGGCTCAGTACCAACTCCTACATTAAGATTAATATCTTCAGGTCTTTCTTCTAAAAATATTTTATGTAACTCAGGATTTGCTTCAACATTAATACCCCTGCTACCACTGTCATAGAACAACTTAGTATTATTAATCCGTTCAGGATGGTGTGCTCCCACGTCCAAGTATGAAGGAGTAGTAATGCCGAGACTGTGAAAGAGAATCCGAATAACAATATCATCTCCATGTTGAGCATAAGTTTTATCTCCAAATAATTGATCAGGATGTGCCATTTTCCATTTCCATAAGTTATGCCAGTTAAACAAGTTTAAAGGAGGACACTTCCATACCACTATACAGGTACTCCATGCCTGAGTCTCCAAGGATATTCACGCTCTAACCAGAAGCAGCGTATGTCTCCATGTTCGTTTCGTGCTAGGTATCCATCCCATTTAGAATGCTTAGTAGAATAACTAGTACATTGAATGTTATCTAACCTATGTTTGTGTTCACTAACTAAGAAGCCAAGCAGCACACCAAACAGAGTAGCAACGATGATTAAAGATTCTTTCATAATGATTCATAAAAGTTACATTAAAGCCATTTATGTAACGAATATGTTACATAAGAGACTACTCCTGCAAAATACAAGGCAACTGCTACAGCCTCAACTAGGATCAGAGGTATATCACGCTGCAATATACCAGCATAAGTCCACAAGCCTGATCCAACAAGTCCAAATAATATATTAAGTGGATATACATTGAAGCTAGTTAACGCTATTCCAATTAAACATAAGACAGTACCTCCCCATTTGATACCATTATTATAACATACTTTCTCCATGTTGGCAACCTTATAATTTAGTTTCTTCAGGAGGCAACTCGTTCATCCTACCAGTATCACGACGATACAATAGGCGACAAGCTAACCCAGTTAAACCACTAAAACGATTCTTCAGTACTCGGACGTAGGTAGTGTTACGCTCGATCTCATCCTCATGCTGTCCGTTACGCTCTAATCCAATCACCATGTCTGATAGCTGAGCGATAGAACCTGAACCACGTAGCTGTGCTAGGGATGTAGCAGCTCCTTCCTCGTGACCCTTAGATTCGGGACGCTTAAGGTGAGACACCACAAACAAAGCAATGCCAGTCTCTTGCACAATAGTACGAAGCTTAGTCATGATCTCGTCTAATGCTTTTCTTTCGTCGCCATTCTCCTGAGCAGATACCACAATCGATACGTGATCAAGAAATACATAACGACAATTGAGACCTTTTGCCATGAATCGTACTCGGTTGATAATATTGTCAATGGCGGTAGACCCAAAATGATCAAACAAAAATACACGATCAGTTCCAAGGGTAGCATCAAATGCATTTCTAAGTTCCTCCTCATCAGCGTCACAATCAGGTAAGTGTAATGGTTTGTTTGCAGCAAGTGACATCAAACTCTTAGCAGTTTTCTTGACTGACTCCTCCAAGAACATGAGACCAATGTTATCCTCAGTCTTATTAAGAATCTGCCACACAATCTCACGCATGAACTGAGACTTACCTAGTCCAGATCCTGCAGTAACTGTAACGAGTTCTCCTAAGCGAATACCATAGGTAAGATTATTCATACCATGATACGGATACTGTACCTCAGCCTTCTCAACTGGCTGGTTTACTAGCTCCCACAAGGTAGATCCTGCTACGATACCATCAGGTACATACTTCTCTGCGTTCCACCACTCCTCAACAAACTCCTTAACATATCCTTGAATCAGGTAATCATTAGCATCCTTGAGTTCCTGTTTAGAGAATTTAAAAATGTGTGCTTTACTGCCAAATAATTCAGCAACTTGATTCGCTGCTTGCTGACCTGGCTCATCGTTATCAAAGCAGATCACAATCTTATCAAAGGAATCCAAGTACTCGAAGCTTGCTCTGCAATCCTTCAATGCAGATGTCGCACCATTACGGATAGATACCACTGGGTAGCGAGAACCTGTCAACTGATAGCATGCCAAGGCATCAAACTCACCCTCAGTAATCGTGATAGCCTTACCTCCTGGAGTAAACTTGTTCTGTCCGAAGAGCACTGCTTCCTTCCAGTCACCCATCACACTGAATTGTTTCTCCGTCATTGACCTTGTCTTAGCAGCCACCACCTTACCAGTCATATCACAATATGGAAAGTAGTAACTAGTGCCATCAGAACCTGCACCAAAGAAGTGCATAGTCTGTGTAGAAATACCACGCTCTACAACTGGGGTAGCTTCTACATTAGCCAATGCCTCTAGGACTGATTTAAACTGCTTAGGAGAAGAGTTCGTAGGTGCGGTGATACCCTCCCTTAGGACAGCCTGAACCATCGCCTCTGAGCCCTTCTTATAAGTTCCACACTTATGACAGTACTCATGCCCATCATCATAGATACTGTTAGCATCTGAAGATCCGCAGGTACTGCAAGGTATATGTTTCAAAAAATTACTTTCTGTTTTCATTCAATGCCTCATCGTGTTTAATAATCCACTGCAGTGCATCATTGAAACTAGAGAATGTAGGAGACCTAGTCGTCTTATCCTCCCAGTAGTAGCTAGGTACATCAGTTACATTCCAAGTATCATCGATCCACTTAGCAGTTCTCTCGTGGATTGTTTGTAAGTTCATTTTATCCCATGTCTATGTTCAATTGCTCTAGCGAATGCTACGATATCTCCAGCAGTATTCATACGAATGCCTTCAATCTCCTCAGTAGTTAAGGGTTTAGTTTTCCATATCATCTTAGAAGGATTCATTCCAATGTATTTAGTAGCAGGAGTTACCACTGCATCCTCATATCCTGGATGATAAGGTGCTTCATCGACTAGTTTATTCATAGCTGAACTCCGCAGTAGTATCGTGTTGCTTTAGTTTAAAGTTCCAAGCATCAACGATATCTTGTAAGACTGTATCGATACCATAGCGACCCGCACAATCAATCATGTTTTGTACTGCAAAGTGGTAATGCATTTCTTCTTCGTAGTTATCTTCCATAGTTTACTCCTAAGTTTATCTTCTAAGTTTAACTCCTAAGTACATACTATATAAAATACTTACTATATAAATACTATTAAGTATATAGTATAGCATGCTTAGTAATCGTTGTCAACCCTATTATCCATCCGACTAAAAGAATCATACTCATTGTGGTCTAAGTCTTCCTCTTCGTAGTCTTCCTCATCATACAAGTCTGTTCTTTCGTATGTTAGTAAGTCATCACTTATAGTAGCGTAACATTTATTACACATGTCTAAGTATTCGTTTGTATGTACACTCTTACGAGTGGCTTCAAAATCAGACAACATTTTATTACAGCAATAGCATCTCATATTAGTGCATCTCCTAAAATTTTATAAGCCCAATTAAATTTATTGTCAACTGTTTTCTTCTTCTCCATCATAAGTACTTGAATCTTAAAGCTTTTATCTAGTCTTAGGAATCTCTCAGCCTCCTCTTTATAACCAAATATTCTAACAACTGAACCATCATAGTCTAAAATCTTATATAGCTTTTTCATTGTAGTACTCCGTATAAGTAACAAGATAATTCTAATCCGATATAGTATAACACATGTCCACCAAAGTAAGCAAGTGCAAACCATAAAATATATTTAATGTACTTGTCTTCGTTGTCTATCATAAGTCCCTTCCAACATAGTAAGTTAAGCATACCCAAATCAATATAATAATATCCTTGTAATCAATCTCCATCCGCATAACCTCTAGCGACATCCCTCCAGTAGTTTAGGACTTTATCCTTTACTTCTTGAGGTGCTAGATTAAATGGAATCTCCTCGAATTCAGTACCTATATAGCCTGTCTCAGATAATCCTTCATACCATTGAGAGTCATCCTTCCAATAGAATTGTCCCTCAGGATCTTCTACCATGTTATGGATTCTTTCCTCAATTAATTCCTCATCAAAGTCCCCATCATCTGGCTCATAATACTTATCGTTATAGTATCCGCTATCGTATCTATTCATATACTCCTCCTCAATTAGTAACTGCTTCAGTTTTCCCATGATTACTCCATTGAAATATTAGTTTATCTTCTAATTCATCCAATACAGCAAGCTTCTTCTCTAATCCTTTTATTACGTCTTCCTCTAAATAAGGGTTATCTAATCCTTTCCTAGTGTGATCTTGATTTAATAGTATTCCCTGCCATAAATAGATTCTTTCTTCATATGTCAATTGCATTTTATCCTCTCAAATAATCTAATCGTTGGTATGTCTCCATATCAGTATACCCTGATTCGCTTATACGATATAGCGTACATAAATATCGCTTAGGGTCTGTCTCATCAATCCAGATATTAATATCTATTGTACCATCCCAAGCATTCCAATAGTCTTCTAAGATAATGTCTACCTCTTCGGGTTTATGAGTGTCTTTAATTCCCTCAATCAACCCTCTAACGTATGCCTTAATCTCTTTCAATTCGTTATCGTCTATATTCATGTTAAGCTATCCTATAAAAGTGTTTTACTCTAGCCCTTGGATTAGGCTCATGGTTATCGTACCATACCCCATCAATTAAAGCTAGAGCATGATTAGATTTTACCACAATATATCTACCTTTAGGGAATAATTTAGCAAACTTTTCTAATGTCATATTGAGATAAGTAGGCATCCTCCAATTGCCCCTTACTTTAATGACATCCTCCTCATTCTCTATATTGTAATCCTTCTCGGCATTCATTAGCCAATTGATAGAGCACGACATCATCAAGGTACTGCATCCCTTACCATGCACCCTCCCGAATGCCTTATAAACCTTATAAACGTCATAGTAGGGTATATCCATGGTTAAAGCAGTAGCATTTAAGGCACAACAATTACGATCTTCGCCTTTAATATGAGCTATTTTATTCACATATTCCACAAGTAATCCCTCCTAAGTATTGTATAAGTTTAATTCATTCATATGTAATTTGTCAACGATTTTCTTATAAACTTCTGCTTTACTTTTATAGTAATGGTACTCTCTATCTCCTTCTCTATAGTTTTCCTTCGTATTACTTTGCTTATTGCTTAATATATCCCTTATCAAGCTAGTATCTTCATAATGAGATTTGAACCCATGAATATTGTAATGAGCGATAAACCCTGAGCATAGATAGAGATACTTATAACCCCTACTATTAAGCTTGCTAATATCTGAGCACGCCTTAACTACATTTTTAACAATAAGATCCTGCTCTTTTAATGTTAATGCTTCCATTTTAGTATTCTCCTTAGTTTACTTAGTTGCAATAATTTTAATAACTTTAGCCATTTTAACACCATGAGCTTTATATGCGATAACCTTCACGTCCTTATCATAGCATGCCCTGCATCCTGAGCATTTTCCTTCATGCTGATAAGCTTTGCACTCTAGAGCCCCTTCGGGTACTGTATCGCTAAATATTGTGCTAGTAGTTTGCCCGTTAATGATCTCACCTGTAACACTATCGCTAGAGAATCTTACTACTACATTATCTAAAGCCATCATAGCGTCAATGGTATGCTGAAATTTAATAAACTTATGCATGCGAGTAGGCAACCAATGCTTACACCATGGAGTAGCTTTCATTACTGCTAAGATTTTATTGGCTAAGCTTAGATCATACATATCGCCACTATCAAACCATCTAAAATACCTACTAGAGTCTAAAGCTTTTACCATGTCACTAACCCATTCGTCCCTTTTCCAATCCTCTCTATTAAATTCTCTAGGCTTCTTTACATTGGCAAACCTGTAATTTCCTGTGGTAGCGTAGCAACCTTGGCAAGCTGGGACTAGAGACCCATCCTTATTCTTACTTGCGGGGCAAGTCTCTAAAGCTTGAAGAGACCAAGATAAAATTCCATCTAGCTTACTTGTTTTAGATAATTTGATCATTTTTAAACCCTTTCTATAGATCATGTTTATTAGCACATTGTACAGTAGACCATTGTAGATCATATTCGTTAATCCATCCATCAATATTGTTATCTCTTGCAATTGATCTTAATTGTAGGATCGTATTAAATTTATTAGGCTCGTTAGAATCTACATAAATTGCAATCGTCTCTTGATTTAAATCTTGATTGTAAATAGCTAGTTTAGTGGTCATTGTAAACCCTCCGTTTATAGATAGAATGATACATAGATTAATAAGAATGTAAAGCTTGCGAGTAATAACCCCGTATTGAATAGGCTTATTAGTTTATCTGATTGGCTCATGTTGTTTGCTCCTTTGTTGATCATGTATACACTATAACGGATCAATTCTCAGAATGTCAACAATTATTTTCTAGGTACTTTCCCTAATGTACGGATATACAGTAGTTCTATCTAGGTCTCATTAGTCTCTATAAACTTATGTCTTTAGTAGGTCTCAAATATCTCTCTAGAATGTGGCATCTCTCCTCTTACTCTCTAGCTTCTAGAATATGCATGCTTAGTTATATAGTTAGAATCTATTGAGCATGGGGGAGGGGGGTTGGTGTGTTATATTTATAATCAGAACCCTCTGAAACACCTAAAAAGTAGAATTAAGAAGTGCCTAATAATTAAGCATATTGATTAAAAATTAAGCAACTAATCTCCTTAGTAAAATCAAGGACTTAGATAAAAGGGACAGACTCAATAAGACCAGGAAGAAAAGGCTACTGCGGAATACGTGCTAGTTTACTGGGTAGACCCGCATAGAAGACGTGCTACATAGTGGGTATAGTAAAATATTACTTGACAAATTCTCATAAGTGTGGTATAATAGTTGTACTAAGGAGAAAAAACGCTATGTTAGCTCCTAAGTAATAACAATATAAAAAACAAACAATATAAAAACTACTTAGTTAACTTAGAAGTAAACTTAGAAGTAAACTTAGAAGTAAACTTAGAAGTAAACTTAGAAGTAAACTTAGAAGAGTAGTAATTTTTTAATGTTAGTCTCTACTTACGTAGGAAAAGGCTTAGAGTGGACTTAGAAGAAAAAGAAGACAATCAGGTTGTTGTGTCTATACCTCGTAGGGGTCGTCCACCTAAGGCTGTCGTAGAAGCGAAGCGTAAAAGAGGCAAGGTAGGTCGTCCCCAGGGTGACACAGGAAGGATCGCTGAATTCAAAGCTAGACTCCTGAGTACTACTGGAACTAAGGTCATAGACACTGTCTTAAGAAAAGCCTTGGACGATGAAGATAAAGATCAGGTAGCATGTCTAAAGATGTGCATGGACAGACTTCTACCTGTCTCACTCTTTGAAAAGGATGCTAAGGGTCAGCGGAATGCTGTAACCATTAACATTACTGGCTTGGGTGAGACTAAGGTGGAAGCTGTAGAAGATGTTGAGATAATCGACATGTTTGAAGGAAACTCGGATGAAGAGGATTCAACAAATTGAACCTCAACTTCGAGCTCCTGCCCTGGCAAAAGAAAGTATTTAGTGACGACACTAGGTTTAAGGTAATCGTAGCAGGTCGTCGCTGTGGTAAGAGTAGACTCTCAGCAGTAGCCCTCTTGGTAGAGGGACTGAGATGTCCAGCAGGTAGTGCGGTTATGTACGTAGCTCCTACGCAAGGACAAGCCAGACAGATTATCTGGGACTTGCTAATGGATCTTGGCAGAGAAGTGATAACTAACTCCCATGTAAATAACATGGACATCACTTTGATTAATGGTGCTAAGATCTATGTCAGAGGAGCTGATAGACCAGATACCTTGCGTGGAGTCAGTTTAACATTTCTCGTGCTAGACGAGGTAGCTGACATTAAACCTGACACTTGGG